GCCTAATTTATGTGTGTTACCAATTGTGTTATATGAAGTTTTAATCCATTTTTCAGCAGGCCAATTGTGATGATGTTGTAAATGATTCTGACCTAATGTCTCTTGTTCTACTCCTTCAGCATCAACTATTTCTCTGTTATCCAAAGTTAAAACTGTCAGTACAACATTGTTGTCATCTATTTTTGCATAGTGTGCCATGTTATTGAAACTTATACCTTATGATTACAGCTCCGCTACCACCGCTACCACCTGACTTTTGTTGTTGCCCTGGAGATCCACCTCCGCCACCACCACCAGTATTTGTACCACCTGGGCCACCGTTAGCTCCTATTTGTCTTGATGTACCAAATTGTCCTCCAGTTGTTGGTGAAACACTACCATCACTACCAGCGTTAAGAGCACTCATACCCCCCTCACCAGCGGTTATACTAGCTGTGCATGAACCTGCGGGTGTAAATCCATTTGGTCCTCCAGATATACCTCCGCCACCACCGCCGCCAAGGCCTCCTGGTCCTGCTACTCTATTTCCAGGTCCTTGATTGCCTGGAGGGGCTTCTCCACTTGGAGGATCTTCACCATATCCTCCTCCGCCGCCACCGGCCCAATAATGATTATTTCCGTCTATATTATTTTGATTTCCTTGACCACCGGCACTGCCTCCACCTAATTGACTAGTGGGTCCATTTTGACCTGATTGTGCGGCACCACCCCCACCACCAGCGTTACAAGCACCTGATCCTGAATTTCCTTTTCCACCACTATTTCCTTCGGGTGGACTAAAACCTCCTGCATTTCCGGCCCCACCGGGTCCTTTTCCACGGCCTCCGCCGCCACCGCCAGATCCTCCTGGTCCACCACGATTTGTTGGATCACCTCCTGCTTGGGCACCGCCTCTACCACCACCAGATGATGATATACCTAATCCTGAAGAGGCACTTCCAGCACTAGCTTGGCTTCCGCATGATTGAGGACCAACTCCTGAACCACCTCCACCGCCACCACCAACTGTAATTGGAAAACCTTGAACACTTACGGGAGTTGCAGAACAAGTTGGAAAATTAGTTCTATAACCGCCGGCACCTCCACCTCCAGCTCCTTTTCCTTGACCTGCGCCACCGCCACCACCAGCAACGACTAAATATTCTACAGTGGTTGAACCTGCAGGATTACCTGCACAAGCTACACAAAATGTACCAGGACTTGTAAAAGTATGAATTTTAAAATCACCTGAAGTTGTTTCAGTCCCACCAGAGGCTGATATAAATTTTGCACCTCCACCACCGGATCCAAAACCTAAAATCTGATAACCAAAACCTCTAGTTTTTTTTGATTGAGTATTTTTTGTGTTCTTACCAATAGTAAGATTTTTATCTATATTTTTCATATTCTATCCTCTTATGCGTCGTTAGCAGCGTCAGTAGTAAAGAATATTTTTACACCTAAAAGTTTTGCATCAGCTGTTAGAGTATCTTCTGATACATCTCTAGATATTTGAAAAAATACCTGTTCATCTGTGCTAGGTGAACCGGCAATAGTTACTGCACCACTTTCTGCTGTGACATCTAAATCGTTCGCTGTTCCACTGTGGGCTTTTGCTGTTGGTGCAACTTGTGTACCAAAAGCTGTATTGATACTGTCATTATCCGCAATAGCGACACCAGATAAACCCCACGAAACAGTACCTGTGTTTGTTGAATCTGCTGTAAAGAAAGCTTGAAAAGTTATTGTGCCCTCATTCCATGATTTAGGAAAAGCAATAGCAAATTGTGCAAACTCATCTGAATCTTTATCAAAGTCAAAAGTTTTAATTTCTGGACCATTTGATAATTCAACTTGAGCTAAATCTGCACAACCATTTGTACTGTTAGGATACATAGCAACTGCTGGCACCCAAATACTTTCTTTACCTGCAATCTTAATTGCACCTGTGTTATCTCCACCGTCTACGGCTTTAGCAACACCAGTTCCGTTAGGAGCTATTGTAATATCTCCATTACTTCCATCTGTTATAGTTATTGTTCCAGAGTTTGTTCCTGAATTTGTATCTAAAATTAAATCATGTGCACCACTTGATGTTAGAGTTGCATTAGCTGCACCTGTACCAATTTTAGTTTCACCTGTTCCTTTTGGAATCAAAGCGATGTCTACGTTTGAATCACCACCTGTTGCTGATATGCTAGGTGCATTACCAGTTGCAGCATTTGTGATATCAAATTGATTTACTGCAGATGCCGTAGTTTGAAAAATTATTTGTTCGTTTCCGTTCTCATCATTAATTCCATGAGCATCATCGAATGCTATATTAAAACTATTAGTATCAAGATCTCCACCTAATTGTGGTGATGTATCAGCAGCAACACTTGCTATACCAGTTCCGATTGCAAGAGTTTTAATATTTGGATTTGTGCTATCATCTCCTGCAGCAAAAACAATCTTATCGCCCTTGTCTGTTGCTGAAAAAGTAAACGAGTCTCCTGAACCAGTCGCATATTTAAACTGAACTGTAAAAGATCCTGAAGTTGAATTTCTTAAAAAATAAAAAGTTTGAGCGTCTAATGGAATTGTTACAATCTGGTTTCCTGTGATTGTGCCTGTAAATTCTATCATTCTATGAGACATGACAGCACCAGTTGCTCCGTCAGAAACTGAAAGAGCTGTAGTTTGTGCACCGCCAGCTATTGATTGCTGTGTAAATCCACCAGATATTTGTTCAATTAATTGTAAATTTGTATTAGTTTTTGTACCCCATGTACCGGCATTTTCACCGGTTGCTTGAAGTTCTATACCTAAAGGCGTAAATGTTGATGCCATATTTTATCTCCTATGCAGCGTCACTATAACTTGTATTTGATCCAGTTGCAACATCTGTATACGATGAATTTGAGCCAGTGTCAACGTCTGAATATGCTTGAATTCCAAACCCTGAAGAAGTGCCAAATACAGCTACAGAGGCAGTCGCAGATTGACCTGTTATAGTAGGAGACACATTTCCTATTATTGAAACAGAACCTAAACTAGATGTAGAAGATAAACCTGTTACACCCATCACATCTGCAGGAGATAATGATCCAACAGAAGATGTGATTGATTGACCCGTTGGAATAACTATAGGATTTGTGGTTATACTTATATCACCAAGTGATGATGTAACATCTAATCCAGTTACACCCATTACATCTGCAGGAGATAATGATCCGACTGAAGATGTTCTTGATTGACCTGTTGGAGTCACTGAAACATCTCCAACTGTGGTTGTTGAACCAAGACTTATTGTTGCAGATTGTCCCGTTGGGGAAACAACTGAAGTTAAATCAAAACTTAATGTACCAACATTTGTTGTTGCAGATAAACCTGTTAATTGTGCTACAGCATCATTTGCTCTTCCATAAGCTTCCTCGCCCCAACCTTCACGGCCCCAACCTACTTCGTTATATGCCTCTATGCTTCCAACACTAGATGTTAAACCAAAACCAGTTACAGATACACTGTTATCACCAATCTGACCCCACTCACCATTGTTCCAAGTTCTACCACCCCAACCTTTTTCATTGAAAGCTTCTATTGAACCAACAGATGAGGTTAAACTTAAACCATCTAAAGTTACAACAGGATTAAAACTTTCTCCAAAAGGCCCAGCATTCCAAGCGTTTCTACCCCAACCATTTGATTGAAATGATAATAATCCGTCTGCATTTACTGAAGCAGTTGCAGATACACCAGTTAATTCAACAGTGTTGTCACCAATCTCTCCCCACTCTCCAACACTCCAACCAGTTCCACCCCAGCCTTTTAAATTAAAAGCTTCTGGTGAACCGACAGATGAAGTTATTCCTAAACCTGTAACTTGATTAGTTACCGTGTCTGATTGCCATGAGTTATCACCCCAAGAATTTTGTCCCCAGGTAGTTGACATAAGGAGTTCCTCCTTATGCTATTCTAACTATAGCGTTTGATGCGTCTGCTGCTGGAAATTGAATTGTAAAAGTTCCGCTTGTTACAGTTTTGTCTGATCCAAAATCAATCGCGCAGACCGCTGGATCACCTGTTGCCGAATCATTAAAAATTAAACACCCTCTCGCCGTAAAAGAAGCTGATGTAAAACTTGTATCTGCAAAATCACAAACTGCAGTTGTGCTATCAGCAACCGGTGTAACACTTGTAAGAGCATTTCCTTTTGCTGTGTATCCAGATCCTGATACTTCGTTTGATGTTGTATATGCTGTAGTAGAAGCTCCTAATGAAGCTGAACTTGTGTATAAAGCTAAATTAAATGTATTACCAGAAGATGCTGTAAAATCATGCACCCCTTTTAAAATTTCTACTTTGAAACTTGTACAAATTGCCGATGTTATTGCCATGTCTTAATCTCCTATGGGTTTGCCGAGGTTACTGGAATACGAACAGCGCCATCAGTATAGTCATCTCTTCGTCTTCTACCAACTTGCTCGTTAGCAAACTTCTGTACCTCTTGTTTATATTTATTTTCATACAATGTCAACATATCTATCGGGCCTTTTAAAAATCCATACGCCTCCGATAGACAACAATATAGTAGTCCATTTGGAAAATTAAGACTAATATAATTAGTATTATCACCCTCTAATAATGCTGGAGCAACGTTATAATGTACTCTAAATTTGTAAGTAGTATCAGGAACTGGAGCAAACATCATTCTACCAGATGTAGTATCAGACTCACCCGTAGCGCCACCAAACATAGCATAATATTTTGGTTGACCTCTTTTTGCTGATTCTGTGGATGAAACATATTGTTGTAAATAAGTAACGTCTTTTTTTTCTAACCAAACATTAGCACCAGTTGTAGCTGATGTTGAATCGTATACTTGTATACCTCTTATAAAAACCGCCCCTGCTGGAGCATTAATTGTTTCTTGACCTGTAACTAAAGTACCTATCTGTTGTTTTCTATCTGCATCGATAGGCACATCTCTAAATATTCTATACTGTGCATTTAGAATTATATTTTCTAACACAGCGTCTGTTAAGACATTCGAATCAGTCTCAGTATAACTTCTGATCTGTGTTTTTAATCCTGATGCACTTAATCCAGCCATTATGCCACTAGCTCCTGACAAAGAGGACAAGATTTTCTAAATCTAGTATGTCCTGAACAATGTTTTGGTTTATCGATTGGATTTTC